ACAGGCGTTACAGGCGTTACAGGCGTTACAGGCGTTACAGGTGGGGCAACATAGTTACTGTGGCTACTCAAACCCATCAAATAGTTGTATGCATCTTGTGATTGGCCACTCAAACCGTAATAAGGGCTTGATGCATTTTGCATACGCTGTTGAACTTGCCAAGGCTGTAGTCCGGTTGCTTGCGCAATTGCGTCAGGAGATGCGCCCGATTGTGCTGCAAATTGAGCTAGGGTTCTATCTGAAATACCTGCGGGTTGTGTTTTAAGAAAAGAAGCTACTTCTTGTGGGCCAACATCGGGGTTATACCTAGGTATGGCAGGCGCAGGTTGTTGTTGGCCAAATAGTTGTTGGTAAGCCTGCGCCACATCAAAATTTGCATTGGGCCCAATTGCAGTTGGTTGCATACCACGCCCGTTATTGCCCCCCGCCGCCAAAGCCACAATACCGCCTTCAGCGTGTTTCATCAGCCCGCCTTCTTTGGCTACCTTGATTGGCGTGTATGCCGTCAAACTAGATTGTGTGGGTGCGTAGGGGTCGTATGCGAAAGGACGCAAGTATGCGTATTGGTTGTTTGCTGGCGCAGTAACTGTGTTTGGTTTGGCCATGTTTTTAACTAGTCCTGCAACGCCCAGTCCCGCGGCTGCGGCTGTTAACGGATTGTTGCTTGCCCAGTTAAGTATGTTTGAGCCTATGGACGCCCCCTTGGTAGCTGCTCCAGTTCCGGCTGTCTGCGCGGCAATGTCTGCTGCGGTCTTAGTGCCCGCATCTGCCGCGGCGCTGTAGCCTGAGTTTATCAAAGCATCATTTGCATACATGCTCGGAAGAGCGGTGTTTCCTGCCGCGCCAATCCCCGCGCCTAATGTGTTTGTTGCTTGCAATCCTAATGACGGTGCGTTTTGTGCTAGGCTGTATTGATTTGCCGTTAAGCCCATATTGTTTCTGGCAATGTCTTCAACTGGGGTAGCCAGTCTACTTTCTACGGGTGCACCCCCGGGTACTGCTGTACTGCCGGGCATAAAATTCTCACCCAAACTAGCGCCGCCATAAGCAGCTAATCCAGCTTTAAGTCCTTGTCCAATATTGCCTGACGCAAGTCCTGCCACACCACCTGTTAACAAACCCGCCGCCCCTGCGTTGGATAACCCCAGCGAACTCAATCCTGTTGTTTCAGCAAGACCGGGTACAAAATAGTCAAGCGCGGCTGCAGCTACCATATCGACCAGTGGGTTTTTGGTTAGATCCGCAATGCCTTTACCCGCTTGCCCAATAAGTGAATTACCCCCGGTCAAATCTGTACCGAGGGCTTTGCCTATATTGCCGGATCCTATATCTTGAAGGACGCCCATATTTGCTCCAATAATAAATTACAGTTTACCATTTAACCCACTTTCCAGCTAGTGCCTGTACAGTAGACGGGCACAGTATTTGAACCACCCCCCGTAACTGTTGCGCCAAAAGTAGTGGTTGTCGAGTCTGATACAAACGTCCTGACACCCGCGTTTGTTGTGGATGCGGTAGGTAGCTTTGCTACCGTTGTTATTGACGTGTTTGTTATGTATGAATCAGTCAGTATGACTAAAACCGAATTGAGCTGATTAAAAAACAAACGCAACACATTTGTTAATTTTTCTTGGTAGTTTGGCTCGTAATCATTAGGCGCTAGGGGCAAGTTCGGTACAGCGGGGTTTATTGGTTTTGTAGCCATCAACGTCTCCCATCTGGGCGCGCATCAAAGCGTGGGGAGCCCAACTGCCAAGTCGTACCAATTTGATTGGATTCCAACTTAAATATAAACTGCCGTCCCCTGATGCGGGTATATACGTAACCCGTGAATGTTTCAGGATTTCCATTGATATTAACGCTGTACACAGGATTTGGATATGCCTGCGTAACGCCTGAACCCGAATTAACCAAAGCCTCAAGGGTCATCGTTACAGTCGGTGTTGTAGCCGTTGAATTTTCAAAAGTTAGATCAGGTAGTACTTTAGTGATAAAAGCAAAATGATCCCCTGTCTGATCAGCAATATCAAATTCAGAAGAAGCTATATATGCGTCAATGGGTTGTGGCGTGCCTGTTTCGTTATTATCCAAACCGCTTTCTTGGTTGACTAAATAGCCATTGTATGTAGCGGCAATTGGATTACTTTGAAGCGTTGTATCTAACCAAGCCGTGCGCCCCATTGTGCCGTAATACCAAGACTTTTCAAGGTAGTTGTATACAACATAACTGTTAACTTGTGTTCCAGTTCCAGACACATAGAACCACCAAACTTCGTTGAATCCTTCAAGCGTGCTGCAATAAACCTGTTGATTCTGTCCCAAGTTAATGTTTTGGAATACATATCGGCGCAAGTCACAGGGAAGCGTTTGCACGCGACCATCGTACATATAGAACTTATCAATACCCATCCAGTACACAACACCAGATGCAAGCGTGGCCGCATTCGGGCCAACAATAGACGTGTTTTCACTGAGCAACTGCACACCCCAAACATACGGGGGGCCAAGATATTGAAGCGAATAAACCGCTTGATCTGTGATTGTTACCAATTCCTGACGTGTTTGCACAACAGCTACAATGGCAGAGCCGTGCGATAGCCGCACACTACCCGCTTGGTTTGTGACATCTGGGTACCAGACTTGTGGGTTTTGCTGGTCTGACCAACGAATCAGCATGGGGTCTAGCGTATTTGATCCGTAGCTGTTTGTTCCAAAAACCAATACAAAATTAGAGGCATCAGAAATAACCAAGACGTTTTGGAACAGCGGAACATCTCCAAGAATGGCTATGGACTGCACGCCTGATTGCGAACCCGAAGTGTTGATGGGCGTGCCGCCTGATGTTGCGGAAAGATTGAATGATGTACCCGAGGCGTTGACCACATAGTAGATAGTACCCGCTGTCAGCCCGGTGGGCAATGCGCCAGTAGTCCCCAAAGTAATGGAGCTATTATTTGGCAACGTAACGTTGGACGTTACTACCGCAGGAGACGCAATTGTGATGGTGACTGTACCGCCTGTGGAGTTCAAAGCAACCCCCGGAACACTAACGCCGTTATTGGCATACCAGTAGTACAGGCCAGCACCGCGGGGGCCAAAGATTAAATCTTGCCCAAAGTTATATGCGTTCCAAATTTGCAGATTATTTTTAACTGTCTGGCCGTTGCCCCATGTACCCAAACCCCAGTTACCCGCGCCCCATCCGTTAAAAGGCGTTTGTGTAGCGGGGCCCGTATTGAGTTGGAATGTGGCTACAACAGAACTTCCACCACCTGTTGCAGTAGATGTTGCGTTTGATCCAGCGTTGATTGTGAATACGTTATTGCTAGGGGTTGAAATGACCTGATATTGGTTGTTAAGTGTCAAGCCACCAACCGCCGTAGCGCCACTAAAAGTCACAAAGTCATTAATTAAAGCGCCGTTGGCTGTGGCTGTAACTGTGACTATGGGTGAATTAATTACAGTGGCAAAAGGATTAGTGCCTAGTGTTTGTACGGAACGTACGGGTGTAATATCAAAGAACGATGTGCCGTAAGTGAGGTAATACTTTAAATTTGTGCCTACGCCGACTAGGTTAAGATTAGCAAGCGTGATCCAGTTCCAAAGAGAACGGCAAACGCCTAAAAAGGTATTGACAGAATACTGCGTCCACCCACCAATTTTCTCGGGCATCCCTTGACGAAAGCGAACTTTGTCAGACTCGTACCAACCACCTTCGTTATGATAACGGGTGTTTTCTCTGTTGACGCCGGGTCTGAACGTAGGCTTAATGAGTGGCATACACGTGTGCAGTTAAGCGCCCAGAACGGCAAGCGCGTGTTGAGTCAGTTTGATGCGTTCCTCAAGCCCAAATATACCACCATTAATACGTTTTGTTAAGCCCTCCCAGTTCTGAGCTTCGGCTAATTCATTGCATCCATGCGTCTTCCAAAACCACCCAGCAGACAGGGCGGCGTACATGGGGGTTGCTACTAGGCTAGGATCCCCTTTTACAAAATCTTGATTGACTGCTTGACCGAAATGCCAGTAGTTATCGTGGCCAGTCAACTGTATACATCCACGCCCGTGGAACTTCCATCCGTCTCCAGAGGATTCATCCCGATTTCCCATTCTGTTTGCATAAATCCGATTGGCAATTTTCTCTGGATTGTGAGCGTAAATGGCAAATTCTTCTGGCTTGAATTTATGTCCAAAGAGCTTTTGTAGGGTTTCGGCTCGATAGTTGAGGTTTTCTTCCAGTGTTTTGAAATGGTTGCACTCGTGGCTGCACTGTCCGATAAAAGCTGCCTGCTTTTTAACATCGTCAATTCCAAAAGAAGTGAAGGTTGTTGTTAAAGGCTCTGACCACTCTGCGCCTATCCCAAGTTGATTGAGCTTCTCAGGGCTTAACATTGACTGTCTCCCTTACTTTGTTGTACTGGTCGATACAGGCGTTGAGTTTGGTGATGGCGGTGTCTCCGTCTGCTGCGATGGCGATAAGAGCTTTAACAGTCTCTCGCTCAGATTCGCTTGGAGGGGTTGGAGTTCCTCCGCTAATGGCGGCACTTGAATCGGCTTGTACGGGACAACTGGAGGGGAGGCGCAGCTCACCAGCATCAGCACGAGCATTAAGGCTAGCTTTGTTTGAATTAATCGCATTAGTTGCCTTTCGGAGTGAACTACTCAAATTTTTTACTTTGATGTCTAACTCTGCTTCTTTTGCCCGGGCTTGTTCATTAAGTCTGATAATTTCTGCCTGATCTTCTGCAACGCGTTGCTCATAGCCAGTATGGTGTCCATAAAAATATACTCCTAAAACGGCGCATATGGCGCCAATAATTAACCAAGGATTAAGAAAACTAAACATTTACGCTAGCCCTCGCATGCGCCATTCTAAGTCTTTCCTCGTCATCTTCCAAGACGGGTGGGCCTGAAGGCGGTGGGGGCGGTGTCCAATTCTGAAATTGTGTACTCATAGGTTGTGGCATTACCCCAAAACTAGAACCCATAGGTTGTCCAAAATTAGGGTAGCAAGGGGGCATCTGAGGTGTCGTGGCTTGTTTGATTGCTCCAATGGTACCTGCTACACCCCCCGCTACTTTCTTGCCCGCAACACCCCCAATAGCGCCCACCAATAGAAGGACGATGTCGTTGAGCATCTTTGTATACGCTTGGTCAATCGGGGCCATAGCTTTGATAGGCTGAACCACAAAAGTGACTGAATAAAGTAAAGCGACAACAATGAAAAATAGAATGGCAGTGATAGCAAGCACCACAACAGCCCAAACACGGGTAACGATTTCTTCATCGGTGTACTTCATTTCACTGGCGCTGTTAAATATTCTGGACAAGTTTGACTAAATTCGCATCTAGGATGCACGCACTCTTTGTCATTGAAATGATCTGGGTCTTGGCACAAATAACGAAAATTATCATTACAACTGCACAAAAACATTAAAAAACAAAGAATAATTATGTTTTTCATTCAATAATACCTTTGCTCTTTTGGTAGTCTAAGTGGATACCGTACATCAACACGGCAAAAACAAAAAGCCATGTGAAAATACCTGTTGCAAGAGCCACTCGAATCTTCCATTTATCAATGAACTGACGACGTTTAAGTGCCGCCAACTCAAGAGCTTTTTTTGTTCACGCTCGATCTTTTCTCGCTCTTTTTTTACGACTTCGCGCATCTTGGTAAACTTTTCCCAGAGACCGGGCATCCCCACCTGATAAATAATCATCTCTCGTAAGTCTGTCTCCATCTGCTCCAACTGCTGTTGGCGCAATATTCTGTCCATTGCCTCTTCGTTTATGGATTTGTCGCGGCTTTTTAATAATGATCCATCTGTTGACGCAATTTTTTGAGCTTCCTTGAACGACTCTTGATGCGTGAAGAATGCGCCGAGATGACTACCAATATTGCCGACAATGTCAGAAACATCTTTACCATCCTTTTTAAAGTCTTGGTATAAATCTATGCACTCACGAATCCCTGCGTGAGCTGCTTTACACGCCGCAAAGATCGTTACCGGATCCATTATTTCTTCTTCATGCCTTTGAGCGTCTCAGCCAAACGGGCACGCTGCCCCAGTTTCCCGGGTTTTTTAGCAGCGGCCGCTAGCTTCTTTGCAGGAATCGTTTTGCCTTCTTTAACGCCAAGTTCTTTACGCAGGGCACCCTTATTTTGTGGTTTAATAGCGCCTGCAATCCAATTCTTTGTAGCCATGATGTGTCCTTAGAATGTAATCGAGCCTGATGCTGTGAATGTATAGATGTAGTATCCATTAGAGGTAGTCTGTGTTGGAGAACCTGTTGTAGATGATGCTAGTCTATAGAGTGTTGGGTAACGAATGATGACTATTCCTGAGCCACCTGTACCGCCAGTACCATTTGATTCTCCAGCCCCACCACCACCTCCACCAGTATTAGCTGTACCATTTGTTCCATTTGATCCAGACGCATTACCAGCTCCACCTCCTCCAACACCACCAACACCAGCACCAGATTCTGTTCCTGCTCCGCCCCCACCAGCATATGCAGTTACAGTTCCACTAATGGCTGATGCTATTCCTGCTCCTCCGTTACCTCCAGCACCCGAATTTCCCGCTAAACCTAAAGTTCCAGCACCTCCACCACCCCCACCGCCATAGGGTACACCAACAGTATAAGAAGCGCCCCCTCCAAATCCTTGTCCTGATGTTCCTGATGAAGTACCTGAATATGAAGCATTACCTCCATTACCACCACCAGAACCACCGCTTTGTCCTGAAAGAGTGGCAGTAGAAGCATTTCCATTACCCCCACCTCCACCTCCAGTTGCAACAAAAGTACCAGTAGTTGCTCCTGATGAAGTAGCGATTAAAACTGATTGCGTACCATTTGAGGCGGGTGCAACTGTAAAATTGGCATAAGATTGACCTGCACCACCTGATCCAATGGTTACCCAACATTGTGTGTTTTGAGTAATAGATGTAAGTCCAGCAAGAACACCACCCGCTCCTCCTCCACCGCCACGATTTGCACCACCACCACCCCCACCCGCAACAATAAGATACTCAACCGTAGGAGGTGCGCCTAACCACTGCCCATTCTGTAGGGCTTGACTTACCTGCGATAGTGTCCACATCCCACTTAATAGAGCCATAT